TCGCATATTCTGCGGGATGCCGTTCTGGTACGCCTCGTTATTATCCTCCAGGTGCATCTTCGTGTAGAGCAGCGACCAGCCTCGCGCTCGGTGAGCGGATGTCCACAGCGAGGCGAAGGTGGATGTCATCGCAGCTATCACCGTCTGCGTCGCGGTTCCGTGCCGGACGTCGATGTCCATCACGCCCTCATACTTGCCGCCGGTTATCGGGTCGGCTTCCGTTGCGATGTCCACGCCGACCACGATGTCGTCGTCGTCGATCCGATAGGCCAGGAACTCCTCGATCTCTCTGCCGTGCATCGCGACGATCCGGTGCAGGTCGTTGTTGCCGTCGCCGCCGGTGTTCGCCCAGATCAGCGGGCCGCTCAGCATGTCCTCCCCGTAGGTGAATCCCTGAGGCTGAACCGTCGAGCGAACCGTCAGCATCTTGTTGCGAGCCGCGGTGGTGAGGTCGATCTTGGGCGCCGTCAGCTTGGACGCCAGGGACAGCAGCGCGATCCGCGCGAGGTTGACGGCCAGGACGTACGCGGCACTGGCGCCGGCGGCGGCTCCAAAGAACACCGCGCCGATGAAGCCGAGCACCGGCCCCATCAGTTAGTCCTCCATCCGGAGACACCCTTATCGAGCGGCACCCGCAGGATGGTCTTGCGCCACTTCACCGCAATGTAGTTGTCCATGATCAGCCCGATGTTACTGGGCGGCAGCCAGGCGACGTCTCCGGGGCTCAGGTCACAGAACGGGATGTCCTGTCCCATGTGCTCGCAGATCGCATCGTACAGGCCACCTGAGGCCCGCAGGCGATCCACCGCGCTGCGTCGGCCGTGGTACTTCAGCTTGTCCAGCAGGTCGATGTCCCAACCCTCGCGAATCCCCTCGAACACGAACGACACGCAGTCGTGATGGCCGAGCCGTGCTGGTTTAGCCGCGGCCTCCGTCATGTACTGGTGCAGGGCCTCGATGTTCATTAGAAAAATGATCCGCTGGTGCCTGCTCCACCGCCGGTGCTGGTGTTGCCGGTGCTCCAGGCGCTGCCGCTCAACTGCGTGACGGTATCGCCGCCCCAATTCAGCACCAGATCGGCCATGCGGAATATGTACTCCCCCGCCAGGTCTCCGCTGACTGCGGCCTGCAGGTCCTCGTCGCTGAACCGCAGGTCGGATGCTTTCGCCAGGTTCGTGGCGCGCGACTCGCAGCTGAGGGTCAGCTCTGCCGTGCCCTTCCCCACGCTGATCGCCGCCGAGTCCATGAACCCTGAGTACACGATCACAGGGTCGTCGAGCAGGACGCCGTCCTCATCGTCGAAGCCGAACATCAGCTCGATGTCGCGCCGGTAGTAGTCATCCTCCAGGGCGATGTCAACGAACACCGAACTGACGCCGCTGATCGCAATGGCGACGGACTCGGGCGCGATCGAGATGCTCTCCTTGATGTCCGAGGTCATTCCCCCGAAGTCGCCGATCCCGATGTAGGTCTCAGCGCCGAAGATCGGGTGAGTCGCGGTGCGCGGTCCAATCTCCGTATGCAGCCGACGCACGCCGGACGAGAAGTCCATCCGGGCGAACATGATCGGGCGCACGATCTGACTCAGGATCGCCGTCTGATTCAGCGTTGAGATGTCGCGCTTGCTGGTCATTACTGTGTGGCGAACACGTCCTCGACCACGCCGAGGCTGACGTCCGAGAGCTGCGAGACCTTCCCCGGCTTGGTGGTCCAGCCCTGTCCGGAGCCGGCGAGCAGGTAGATCCCGCGCGGGAATCCGATCACGCCGTCGTCCACGGTGATGATCGCGTCATTGAGCGGGGCCGCGCGTAGTCGGGGCTCGAACTTCAGGCCGGTGATCAGTCCGGTGCCGTTGCTGCTTGCATCCTCCGTGCACATCTTGAGCTCGTGGTCTCCGTTGACGATCACCGAGAAGTAGTCGCCGCGCTTGATCCAGCCGGTGATGTTGTTGCTGCATCCCTTGACGTTGATGCTCGAGCCGGTCTGACTGGCGCCGTCCACCAGCGGCGTGCCGCCGTAGAGTCCGCGCTTCGGGTTGTCGTGGACGTTGATCCGCAGCCGGTTCGCCCTGCCGCGCAATGCGACGATGATCCCCAGGAGCTCCGCGCGGTTGTCCGTGCGCAGGTTCGTGAAGGTCAGCTGCATGGACCACTTCTGGCCTCCGCGATCCAGGGTCTGAGCGCTGGCGATCAGCGGCGAGGTGAACAGGGCCGTGTTGTCCTGGGACCTGATGCTCACCGCGTTCGGCACGATGTTCATATCGAATACTGTCACGAGAAGGTTCCCCGCCGGAGCTCATCGACGAACTCGGCCTTTAGCTTCCTGTTGTTCTCCTCCAGGAGCGGGATCAGCGTCGCCGGTTCCAGAGGTCCGGATCCCTCGAAGCTATTGGTCTGGAAGATGTTTACCTGAGCGCCGCGGCCGCCGGGCACAATCGTGCCGGCGCGCTTCGGTATGAACAGCTCGGGACCGGCTTCCCCGACGATCGAGGGCTGACCCGCAGCGAGCGGTCCGCCGCCCTGCCTGGAAGTTATACCCTTGATCGCCTGCTGCGCGAAGGATGCCGTCGAGCCGGTTCCTCCAGCGAACAGGCCGAGGAACGACAGCAGCACGCGCCGCGCCAGAAGTTGAGCAACCATGCGCCGCAGCATGTCGGTGAAGCCGGACAGCAGCCCGCGGAAGCCGCCCTCGGTGTTGGCAAAGAAGTCCGCCATGATGTCCTGCATGTTGCGCAGCGCCTGGAGTCCCACCTCGGTGATCTTGCCGACCTCGCTCTGCTCGTCGATCTGGGCCTGGATCAGTTCCTCGATCAGTAGCTTCCGCGCTTCCAGGAGCAGGTTCCGGTCTCCCTCGCCCTTGATCAGCGCCTCGTTGACGACCGCAATCTCCTGGGCGACTCGGACACTTTCCTTGCGTACCTTCCCCAGAACACTTGCCAGGGTTCGGGCGCGATCCGCAGCGGTTGCCAGGCCGGCCTCGGTTCTCTGCGCGTCGATCAGGTCGGCCACCAGCATCGCGCGCCGCTCCAGGATCGCGTTGCGTTCCTTCTCGGTCTTGATGAACTCGCCGCTGATCAGGGCCGCGTTCAGCTTGTTGATCTTGGCCGCGATCTGCTCCGACTTCGTTTGGCCGGCGAGCAGGATCTGATTCAGTTCGTTCTGCCGCTTCTTCTGGTCGGCCAGCGAGGCGGCGAGGATGCGTGCTTCCTCCGCGCGTTGCTCGATGACCTTCGCCAGTTCGGCGCTGGTCTTTCTGAGCGCTGCGCGCTGGTCCTCGATGACCTTCGCCGCAGCTTCGGCTCTCTTCTTTGCTTCCTCCCACGCCTTGACGGTGTCCTCGACGGTGCCCTTGTATCCCCTCGACGCGGTCAGCAGGTCGATCTGAATCTCGCGGGTCCGGTCCAGTCCTTTGATCAGGTTGCCGATGCCCGTTTGCGTGGTGTCGATCTCGATGCCAGGGATCAGGTCCGCGAGCAGGCGCCACCCTTCCTCGACCTTCGCCAGTGGTTCCAGCAAGAAGCTGATTATGGCTGAGCTGATTATATTCAGCGCGCGCAGCACGTTGCTCAGCGCCTCGACGATGCCGCGAATCACGCCGATGGTTCGCACGAAGCTGAGCACCCAGCTGTCGGTGTCGTCCTCCGCCGCGTTGATGTCTATCGCCACACCCTGAATGAACTCTGACAGCAGGGTGATCGCCGGCAGTACGTCGATCACAATGGCGTTGCGGATGCCCTCGAACGAGGTCTTGATCAGGGTCAGCTCGTCCTGGGCCGCTTCGAACAGGGCTATGTCTGCGCCGGCTAGCGCGGCGCCGAGGTCCTGCGCCTTCTGGATGGTGTCCTCGATCTGGTCGCTGGTGTTAGCAAGCAGGTTGACCAGGATCGCGTTGCGACCGCCGAACAGGTCGTAGCCGATGGCGGCTCGCTCAGTCGCGCTCTTGATGCCGGACAGGGCCTTGCCGATCTTGAGCAGTTGCTCATCCGGCGATAGCTCTAACAGCTCTGCGGTGGTGATGTTGAGCCGGTCAAAGATGCGGGTGTATGTGGTCAGCCCGTTCGCCGCGTCGATCACGGCCTTGCCCATCTTCAGGATCGCCTTGTTGAATCCGCTCGTAGTCGCACCGGCCAGCACAGCCGCTAGCTGCAGGCCCTTCATGCGCTCCGTCGCAATGCCGAGCAAAGTCGAGACCTTCCCCAGCTCGTCGTTCGCCTGGATGGCGCCCTGTACTAACTTGGCGAAGCCGACAACCGCGATGATGGCCGCCAGCTTAGCGAACCTGACTGCAAGCCTCGCGACGTTCTTCGCCATCGCAAGGGCCTTGCGCTGAAAGCTGGACATCTTCTTGCCGGCCTTGTCCATGCCGCGCTGGAAGCTGCCGGTCTTTGCGACCAGATTAACGATAATGTCAGCTGCGTTCGCCACTTAAGTCGCCTGCTCCCTTCATCTGGCTGATCTCTGATCGAGCCTTCTTGTGCCGCGGCTCAGCATCTTGCAGCAAGTAGTACGCCATCCACTCGGCCAGCTCTGCGCTGGTGATCCGCGCCAGTAGCTCGCGAACCGTGCAACCGAGCTCCGAGGCTAGGTAGAAACAGAAGCGTCGGACTTGGTTGCGCTGGAGGTTTTTCCCAGGGTCTCTATCTCGTCCTCCCCGATCCGGCTCAGTCTCCTCGCGACGTCCGTCACTCGATCCAGAGCAGCGGCAGACTTCGCGCCCAGCTTGGCGGCCTCCTTGTCGGTGAACAGTCGCTGACCGTCACCGTCGATGATGCAGAGCGCGGCCAGCTTGGCCCGCATGTTGTGCGAGTCGATGGTCACCTTCGTTCCGTTGGTCTTGACGACCGACGCCTCCCAGGTGTCCCGCTCCGATCCGGTTAACTCGCGGACGATTACCGTTCCGCCCCACTCTGGTACTTCTACACTCTCAGTCTTCAGGTCATCAGCGCCGAGAATCTCGTCTCGTGTGAGTGCTTTCATATTGCCCTCTCTCTTAGGTCCAGATTAACGCCCCGCTGATCTTGAGCCGCGTGCTCGCCTTGACGGCGTCGTTTGGCTCAGTGTTCAACGTGAACTCCATTACCTCGGCGGCGAACGTCACCGTGGTGTTCGAGATGTCGGACCACACGACGCGATAGTTCCGTACCACTGACGCCTCCGCATCTGTCCGTAGGTTTACGTGCTCGCTGTCTTGCGGGTTCCAGTTGAGCTCCATCGTGATCTCACCCGGGTCGTCCAGTGCGCCGATGAACTCCTTCGACACGCTGTCCAGGGCCGTCACTTCGATCTCATCCTTGGTGATCGCGGGGCCGGCGATGCTTACCACATCGCCGACGTTCGTGAACACCTCGGGCGAGGCCGCGTCGCCTCTGCTGAAAACCGTTCCACTTCCTCTAAACACTGTCATTGCTATGTCTCCGTGTGAATCACGATCCAATCCTGCGAGACTCGATAGTCTCGCCGATCACCCTCAAAGTCCGGCAGGTCGCCGTCGTTGTCCAAGTAGACGAGCTGCACCGGCTCCGCGCCGAGCAGGTGCGGGCTGGCTAACCCTACTCCGTTGAGCGCTACTCTAACAGCGTCGGCGAGCGCCTTCACGCCCGAGTAGGAAGTCTCCCACAGGTCGAGTCGCATTCGCACCTGAACGAAGTCGCTCGGGCCGTCCAGGTCAACCTCGCGCTGCGTGCTGATGCGCAGGTACACGATGGCCGGCGTGGCTGTGTCTTGCGGGATCGAGCCTGGATGCACGCGCGTGCCGATGATCGCCGCGACCGGGCCGTCCGCGAGTAGGTGTGCAACCAGTCCCTGCTCGATGCTCATGCCTTCTTCACTCCTGCCTGGGACAGTGCTTCCTTCACGCCTTGGTTCGTTTCCGTGATCACTTGCCGAACTATGGTCGTGAATCGCTGATCGACCGCGCGCTGGATGTAGTCGTTCCCCGGGATGATCACGCCGCTGGTGTGGCGAAAGCCATCCACCACGAACCGCCAATAAAATGCGTTCTTCGGGTTGTCGCTGGTTCCCTCAGTCGGGTATATCAGGCTGACCTTCAGGTAGCCGCGCTTTCCCCGGCGAGACTTTACGCGAACCAGTCGCCGCAGCCGGCCAGGCTTTACGGCCTTCTGCTTTCTGCGAACTCCCCGCTTGGATGCCGCGCTCCTGATCGGCGCATTGGACTTGATGTGATCGCGAACCAGGACGATGCCCCGCCGGATCGCGCGCCGCATGTGCTTCTTCGCCACCGAGGGCGGCAGCAGTTTCATCGCCTTCTGCAACTCGTCGACGCCTTCCAGCTTCATGCGGGCAAAGACCTGAGCCATCAGAGTCGCTCCAGCGCCAGGATCGTGAGCTCGCGCCGCCGTCCGTCCTTGTCCATCGGGGTGACGATGTCGAACACGCGGGCGCCGAACGTGATGCGATCCGCCGCGGTGAGCGTGGCGGCCAGTGGTGCGTATCCGATGGTCAGCCGGTGACTGACCTCCGCGTCAACCTGTTGGCTCTCGAATCGCTCGCGCGAGCCTACCGCCTCGACGCTGCCGTATGCGGTTGTCAGTGTGGCATAGGTCAGGACGGCCTCGCCGAACGAGTCCAGGGTCTCCGTGCGCTTTTCCAGTGTCAGCAGGTGCCGCTTCAGTCCCGCGCTCATGTGCTCAACCCTCCGGAGATGTGGTCCCACGCCTCGCCGCTGGCGAGCTCATCGTGCGTCCACTGTCTGTAGGCCAGATTGTACGCCCACTGACTCCGCGGGCCTACGTACTTGGACGCGAGCGATCGACTGGTGACCTCCCACGCCATCGAGCCGACGTCCAGGGCCACCGTCGGTATCCCGAGAATGACCGACTCAATGGCCGCGGTCGAGCTCCAGGTCACACAGCGGTTCACGAGCTCCAGAGACTCCCGCAGGGTCATCATTCCAGAGTTGGCGAGTAGTGGGTGAGGCCTGTACACGACGCGCAGGCCGGCCTCCTGAGCCTGCCGGTCGATCTCGCGCCACCACTTCCGATCTCCGGGTGAGCAGGAGTCTCCAGGATGCTGGTCGCAGATCAGGACGATGGTCGAGGTGTTGCCGTGCCATGCCTGCAGGTGTGTGCCCGTGGCCTGCCACCGGTTAGGTGGGCAGTCGGACGGGCCAGGATCAGCGCGACCGTGCAGTCCGTTCCATCCAACCGAAACATACTGCAGGCGATCCTTGACATAGTCGCCCGACCGCCCGTTGATGTAGCCGGCCTCCAGGATCAGCCGCGGCTTGCCCTTGAGGTGCAGCGGGACCTTGTCGCCCCACCAGACAACGAAGTCGGCCTCGTTCCCCGCGAAGTTCTCCGCGCTGAGGTCTACGTGCACGCCGTGCTTTGCCAGTCCGCTGCCCAGAGCAACCATCGCCTGCAACTGGTGCTTCTGGGTCCTGTCGTAGTGCAGGAGCGCTCTCACGCGAACTCGATGCGCCAGTGCCACTCGTTGCCGTGGAATGTCTTGTAGTGCAGCTTGTCGTCCGGGCCGAGCCGGTCGCGCAGGTCCTGCTCCCACACCTCGCGCGGCCGCTTGTTGACGTGCAGGTCGGTGCCGTCCGGCAGGTGGCTCGCCTTGTCGTTGGTGGTGACGAACAGCTCGATGCGGCACACGCGGAACAGCTCGTCCAGGACGCCCTGCTCGGTGCCGGGTGTCAGGTGCTCCAGCACGTCGTAGCACGACACG